ACCCCCGCCCACTACGCCGAGCTCCTCGCGGCGGCCCTCAATACCGACGACTCGCGGAACTGGGAGCCCTCGCCCAGTGTCATCGGCGACGTCGCCTTCTCCGAGACTCGGACCATCGGCGCGACCATCGCGACCCAGACGGTCACCCTCTACCCGGAGTTCGTCCGCGGCCGCGCGAAGGGCTCGGTCTCCTCGACGATCACGTGGACGGACTCCGACAACAAGTTCGAGACGAAGACTGGGACCGTCTGGTTCTGGTTCAACGAGAACTGCGACGTCCTCGGCCTCCGCATTGAAATCGCCCACGCCTTCCAGGCCCTCAAGTGAGACCCCCGACGATGCAACCCTACACCTACCTCGCATCCTGCACCCCTGTCGCCCCCTACCCCAAGGACTCCAACGATTGGCACGCCACCCGCGCGGAGACCATCGGAGCTTCCGAGATCGGCGTCGTCCTGGGCGTCTCTCCCTACGGCGGCCTCCTCGGCCTTGTCCTCGACAAGCGGGACGCCCTCGCCGGTAACCCGCGGATCTGGGACTCGGACGCCATGGCCCTCGGCCGCCTCGCAGAACAGTTCATCCTCGACCACGCGGGAGGCCTCCTCGGCCAAGAGGTGATCGCCGGTGTCGCCGTCCGCGATCAGTTCGTCCCCGTCTCCGCCACCCCCGACGGTCTGGTCGTCGATTCGGAGGGCGTCGTCGTCGCGGTCGTCGAGGCCAAACTCGACCGAGCTCGTCTCGACTGGGAGGACGTCTCGGCCAACGGGTTCGCCCACTTGGACGGCCGCGACGCTCGGTTGGCCTATTGGTGGCAAGTTCAGACGCAGCTCCGGGTCACAGGGGCCGCGAAGGGCTACCTCGCAGTCTGGACCGTGTACGCCTTCCACTTGATCCCCATCGACCCCGACCTCGAGGCGTTCGCAGTCATCGACGAGGCGGCGTCGACGGCGTTCGCCTGGGTCAACCACCCCGACCAACTTCTCCCCGTTGCGACCGACGCGGACGCCCTCTCGACCCTTGCTCGGACGATCAACCCTGCAAGCGAAGGCCCGCTCGAGGTAGACGGCGAGGTGGCCGAGGCGATCGAGACCTACGCTCGGATCAACGCCGAGATCAAGGCCTTGGAAGAACTCCAGGACAACGCGAAGCGGGTCATCCTCGAGGCGCACAAGTCGGCCGCAAAGCTCGCCACTGCGGGCGGGTTCAAGTCCTCCTTCTCGGACGCCTCCGAGCGGAGCTCGTTCGACTCCAAGGCGTTCGGCGAGGCCCACCCCGAGCTCCTCGCCCAGTTCCAGAAGACCACGAAGGTCTCGGCCTCGTGCCGGGTGACCGCACCCAAGGCCAAGAAGGGCTAGGCCCTCCCAGTCGGGGTCAAGGCCCGACTACGCCCCTCCCCCCAACCCTCCAACCGAGGAGATAAAGATGCCGAAGAAGACCTACCGCCGAAAGAAACTCGACACTGCGATGCGCTACCTTGTGGGAGCGATCGCCGAGCTCGTCTCGACCGTGGCCCACCCCGACTCGACGCAGACTGCGAGACAGGATGCACGAAAGGCCCTCGAGCGACTGGGCGGAAGGATGCCCCGGTTCCCCGCCGAGGGGCCCGAGAAGGTCCTCCCGTCGTGTTCCTCGGTAGGTACCTACGACCCGTTCAACGACCCAGACCCAGACGAAGACCCGATGAAAGGTTGGTAGTCGCCCTCCCCAAACAGTTCCCCCCAACGGTCGAGAGACCACAAACGAGAGAAGTCATGACCCAGATCGCCCGCAGAGACAGTTCCGTTGAAGGTTGGTTGGCCTCACCCGCCACCCTCTCCCAGTTGAAGGCGGCCCTCCCGTCGCACTTCGCCCCCGACCGCATGGCCCGCCTTGCGTTGACGCAGCTCCGGACCGTTCGCGGCCTCGCCGACTGCACGCCCGCCTCGATCATGGCGTGCGTCATGACGGCCTCGCAGCTCGGCCTCGAGCCCGGTGTCCTCGGTTCGTGCTATCTTATCCCCCGCAAGGGCGAGGCAACGTTCTTGATCGGCTACCAAGGCCTCCTCGACCTCATTCGCCGCTCGGGGAAGGTGACCTCCATCGCCTCGCGAGTCGTTTACGAGACGGACACCTTCGAAGTCGACTACTCGGCCGCGGTTCCGTTCGTCCACAAGCCCGACCTCCGCCGCAAGGACTCGCGGATCCTCGGGTTCTACACCCACGCGACCCTCACCGGCGGCGAGCATCTGTTCGAGTGGATGCCTCTCCACGAGGTCCAAGCGATTCGCGGCCGCTCCCAGTCGGGGAACTCGGGCCCCTGGGCGACCGACTTCGCCGAGATGGGCAAGAAGACGGTCCTCCGCCGCGCCGCGAAGTACCTCCCCCGCTCGATCGAGTTCTCGGACGCCCTCGCGGCCGATGACCGCTCCGAGTTCGGTTCGGAGGCCCCGCCCGCACCGGCCCCCGCTCCGACTGCGACGGTTGACCACGTCGAGGTTCGCCCTCCCGCTCCGCCGGCGGCCCCGTCGCCGTCCTCGGCCGCCCGTCTCCCCGCTCCGCCCCCGCCGCCGCGGACGCAGCTCGTCGAGGCAATCGACGCCGCGCCCCTGTTCGCCCCATCCCCCGAGGTCGTCCCGTTCGAGGACGACGGGTTTCCCCTGTAAGGTAGCCGCCCAATGACCATCCCCGCCCCCTACCCCGTCCCGCAGTACCCAGACGCCCAGAAGGCGATCTCGGCGCGAGCTCGGTTTCTCTACGGTTCGATCAACCACCTTGCCCGGCAGGTTGGTTTGTCCCGACAGGCCTTCCACGGCCGCGCGGTTCTCGCGACCTTCTCGACCTCGACTCACCCTTGGTTCGAGTTCCTTCTCCACCTCCCCGAGGGATGCCTCGCCGAGGGCGTCCCCGAGCTCGAGTTGACCCGCCCAGTCCCCGCGGCCTCCATCGCCTACGGTCTCGCGGCCTCCGACGACGCTTGGACGAACCGCGCCCGCACCCGCGCCCGACGGGTCAAGGGGGAAGGATGAGGATCACCCTCCCCGAGCTGTTCCTCGTCGCCCAGTACGGCCTCGCGGCGTTCGACAAGGTGCCCTCCTGGCACTGTCTCCCCACCGTGGTCGCCGTTGTCGTCCTCTACTTCTACAACGAGGGCAAAAGGATCAAGGCGCAGTCCGCCGAGGATGCCCTCCGACTCTCTCGCAGACCATCCCCTCCCCCTGTTACTCTCCGCCACCGCCACGTCCGAGCCCCCCATGACCACTAACCACCACACCTACGACTTGACGCAGCTCGCCCGCCGCGCCCGCCACTTGAAGCACTGGGTCTGGGTTGACGGGATGCGTTGGTTCCGACCCCTCCCAGACGACTTCTCGGGTTTTGTGTTTCGTGGGATCGTCGGAGCAAACGAGCCTGTCGCGGACGCCGTCCCCGACTTGACCTGCAACGATACGATCGCCGCGATCGCCGACCGCGTCCGCTACCTGTACGAGCTCCCCGACCTCGAGTGCGTCTACGAGGACCACTCTCGACTCTACAAGGTGTTCCTCCCGTCGGGGGTTGCGGTCGCCCGCTACTCCCCCGCCGGAGCTTGGGTTGGCCTCCTCGAGTTGTGGTCCTACCGCGCGGAGATAAAGAACATCGGGAGGGCGTCGTGATCTACACCGGCGTCGACCCCGGCAAACAAGGTGCGATCGCCTCGATCACGCGAGAGGGCGAGGTCCTCGCGATCACGAAGTTCTCGGACGCGGAGACCGAGGGCCGGATCGCCCTCCTGGTATGCGACCACTTCGCGGCCCTCCCCGAGGGCGTCCACTCGGCAGTCATCGAGAGGGTGGGCGCGATGCCTCGGCAGGGCCTATCCTCGACGTTTACTTTTGGGAGGGTGTACGGGGAGGCGTGGGCGGGCTTGATCCTGTCCCTCGAGGGTCGGGTTCGCCTCCAAGCGGTGACCCCGTCCGCGTGGCAACGCGACCTCGTCCTCCCGAAACGGTCCTTTACCGACAACCACAAGAGGACCCTCCGCGAGCTCGCCGAGAACCGGTTCGGCCGCAAGTTCACCCTCGCCCAGGCGGACGCCGTCTGGTTGGCCGAGTGGGCGCGGACGAAGGGGAACTGGGGAGTCGGCCTTTGCGCGGAGGTGCCGAGATGATTCGCCGCTACCAGGACGTCGCCCTGCGACTCGCAGCTCGTCTCGCGGGCAAGGAGCTCGACGACCTCGACCTCCGAGTTCTTCGGGACTACTTCACCCTCGCGGACGAAGACAGGGGGACGCCCCCCTCGGTCTCCCGTGACCAAACGCTCGACCGAGGGGAAGCGGAGACTCCCCCCAAGGGAGCAACCGCGGCCCTGCTACCGTGGGGGGTCCTCGTTTGCAAGGCGCAACCCAAGGTCGAGGCCGACCCCCTCCTTCTCGCAGTCATGACGGCGTTTTTCGTCTGGGTTGCCTACCTGCTATGGCGGCGGTCATGAGCTCCTACGCGATGGAGCTCGCGGGCTACCTCCGACCCCAGACCACCAACGACCACTGGTTGTTCTGCTACGTCGCCCTCGTCCTTCTTGCGGCCTTGTGGGCCTTGTTTCGGGGTAACCCATGACCTTCCAACTCCGCAACCCCTCCCGCGTCTCGGTTGCCACCTCCGACACCTGGGCGACCCCGCAGTGGGTCGTCGACTGGGCGGCCCATCGCCTCTCGTTCGACGGGTTCGACTTCGACCCCTGCTGCGTTCCCGCGACGGCGAAGGCCGCGGCCTTCATCTCGCCCGACCTTGGCGACGGCCTCGTTGACCCGTGGCGCGGTCGTCGGATCTGGGTCAACCCTCCCTACTCCAACCAGGGGGCGTGGTTGCGCCGGTGCGCCGCCGAGTGTCGCCCTGGGCGCACAATCGTTGCCCTTGTCATGCCCTCCTTCGACTCGGCCTATTGGAGGTCCGCCGTCTGGGAGGCCGCGAGCGAGATCTGGATGCTCGAGGGCCGTATCGCCTTCGAGGTGGACGGCGAGGCCCGCCCCGGTGGCAACGTCCGCTCGTGCATTGTCGTCTACCGCCCGCCCAGTTGGAGCGGCCGCCCCTTCGTTGACTATGTTCGCCCTCTCCCCCCCTACTCCCCCGAGGTAACCCGATGAAACCCTCCTACCAGATGACCCGCGCCCAGTTCTTGGGTGAGACCATGGCCCGCACGATCGCCCAGTCCTTCAAGTGTGACTGGTACCCCAACCTCGAAACCGCCTCGGACGGATGGGGCGAGTTCGCCCTTGTCCGCGAGGGCGAGTTGAAGGCGTTCCTCCGCGTGTTCCCCTTCTCCGAGGAGACCGACTGCGGGGCCGACCACTTCTTGGACCTGCGAGACGCCAACCGGTGCGCCACGACCTACCGCGCCCTCGGCGTCAAGCTCCTGGTCGCCCGCCGAGCTCCGAGCGCAATCCAGATCGCCGTCCTCGATGGAGAGACCGTCAACGCGATCCACGTCCACCCGACCGAGCGGAGCCGCTACGGTTGGATCCTCGACGCCTCCGAGTTCCGCCGGTCAATCCCGCTCCCCGACGGGAAGGGGTGGGCCGACTACCGCACCGCAGGGGAGGGCTAACCGATGTCCTACGGCGTGAACCACTACTCCTACCAGAACATTATCGACCCCAACCGTCCCAAGCCCGTCAAGGCCCCGACGCGGGCCACGTTGACGTCCGCCCAGAGGGCCGAGGCCCTCGCCCGAATCATGGCCGTTGCCGAGGAGCTCGCCGCGAAGGATGCGGAGGCGGTCGCACGCATTGAAGCGGCGAAGAACAACGCCGACAAGCGAGAGGCCGCGAGAGCGAGGAACGACAAGTGGCAAGCGAAGCTCGAGTCCGACCCCGTACTGGCCGAGGCCCGCCGACAGAGCAAGGCGAACTCCAAGAAGGCGGCCAAGGAACGAGCAAAACAGGGCCAAGAAGGCGGGGGCTACTTCGCGCCGCGCTCGATACCCAACCCGCACCGGTTCCCCACCATGCCGACCGCGAAGGACCTCTCGGAGGAGGCGCGTCGTATCGAGGAGAAGAACGCCGCCGAGAAGGCCCGACTCGAGGAGGCCTTGGCAAAGCTCGCCGAACGCAGGGCGAACAAGGCAGAGCGGAGTCGCCTCCGAGATGCGAAGCGGAAGGAGGCCCGTCACGCCGCGAAGGCCCTCCGCCTCGAGGAGCAAGCGAAGGTCGTCGAGGCCGAGCTGCGAGTGTTGATCGTGACCGAGGCCGACCTCGTCGCCTTCCAGGCCTACATGACTCGCTCCCAGTCCAACCGGGAACGCTACTACCACCTTATCGGCAAGCCCCTTGACGACGCCGAGGAGCTCGAGAAGGAGAGGACCGTCAAGGCCCGCCTAGTTGCCAAGATCCGCGCCAACCCGAAGTTCCTCGACAGTTGGAAGTCCCACCGCGACGCATGGCCCGCCGACCACGCCGACAAGCTCGCCCTCCGCTCGGCCGCCCAGAAGGCCCGCCGCAAGGCCGAGGCCGAGGAGCGGGAGGCGGAGCTCCTTCGCCACGGCGTCGAGATGGATGCACAACTCCACGCCCTCGCAGACACCCCCGAGAAGCGGGTCCTCCTCGAGCGATACCTGCGGTATTCGGTCCGATTGAACAACAAGGAGCGGCGGAAGGACAACTACCCAGTCCTCGAGGGTCGAAAGCTCGAGCTCGCAGTCGTCAGATTGAAGGATCGCCTCCTTCGCCGTCTGCGGGTCGAACCGACCTACCTCCACGACTGGAACGAGAGGGTCCGATCCACGAAGGCCAAGGTCGAGGCGCGACTCCTCGCTACCGTCAAGAGTGACCCGGAGAGGTACGCCGACTACCGAGCGAGGAACAATCTCTCCAAGAAGGCCGCTCGAGCTCGCAAGAAGGCAGAGAAGGCCGCGGCCGCCCCTGCGGTCGAGTCGGAGTCCCAGTTGTTCGATCGTTTGATGACGATCTACAACGAGGCCCGCGTCGAAGCGAAACGGAGGGCCAAGTGATGTTCGACCCACACGACCCGCGCCACAAGGTCTTCGAGACCCGCGCCAACCGCCGCCCCCGCACCCAAGCCGAACGGGAGGCCGAGGCCATTCGAGGCAAGGCCAACGAGAGGTTCATCGCCTTGCAGCTCGCGAACTGGGCGACCGAGGAGACCGGGTCCGTCTGCGAGTACCAGGAGAACCCCGACCCGTTCGCGCCGATCGACGGTTGGTTGATCTGGAAGGGCCGCCGGTGTCGCCTCCTCGAGGCCAAGGCTCGCACCCCAATGCGGGTCCCCGACGGGTTCCACCGCGTCGAGGTGGGCAAGATGACCTCCCTTCAACGAGGGTCGCAAGAACAGGGGATCCCGGCCCTCCTCGCGTTCGGGTTCGCCGACCACATCGCAGTCCTCCGCGTCGACAACGCCTCCAAGGAGTGGGTGTCGCAGCTCGGCCGCGCCCTGTTCTCCGAGCGAGACGAGGCCTACCTCGTGCCCTTCGACGCCTGGACGACCCTCGATCTCTCCGGTTGGGTCATGGACCCCAACCCCCACGCCTACTCGCCGCCGCCGTAGACGACCCGCTCGATGGAGCGGAGGCGGGCGTCGAGGCCGCGGACGTCGTTCGAGAGGGTTTGGAACTGGGTCGCCGTGGGTTGGGCGGCGACCTGCTGTTGGAGTAGGCGCACGTCCGCCCGCATTGCGACCCACTCGGCCTTCGCGCCCTGGTAGAGCATCCCAAGGAGGCCCAAGATCAACGCCGCGAGGACCGAGGTCACCGCCCAGACCACCTTCCAGAGGGTCGGGAGCGTTACCGATGTTCGAGACACAAGGGCCTCGATTGACCCGGTGGGCGGGTTACCCATCGGAGCGGACCGCCTTCGCGGCGTCGCGGTCGAGGGCGCGGTCGAGGGCGGTCTTCGATTCGACGTTCCCTGCGAGGAGACCAGAGACAACGCCGCCCAGGGCGATCCACATCGCAACGGGGACGGCCGCGAGGCCCCCAGTCGCCGCAACTGCGACGATCGGGATTGCAGCTCCAAGAATCGCGCCTAGGGCGAGGCCCCCGTTGATCCGACCTTTCGAGTGGGTAAACTTGACCATGGGGGATCCTACGAGTTTGAGAGGGTTCTACCGACGAACTCGGGGTCGAACCATCCGACCGTCCGAACGATGTCCGTCGAGTAGGACCACTTGTGGAGCTTGGAGTAGACGCCGTCGCCCTCGCGAGAGCCCGCCCCGTTCGTGTTGCCCTCTACGGTGTGGAACCCCTCGGCGTCAACGGCGACCACGATCCCCGTGTGGCCCTGTACCCACGTCCCCTTGCGGGCGGAGATCGCCCCCGCCCCATCTTTCGCCCGAACCCAGATCATGCCGGGTCGAACCTTGGACTGGAAGTCGGCCTTCTCGGGCGTCGTGTAGCCCTCGGGGAGCATCTTCCGTATTCCCCGATGCCACTGGGTAATCGCCGACCCGCTACACCACAGGGGCGCGACGGTGAGGCCCTTCGCCTCCTTGACGCAGTAGGCGACGAACGCCGCACACCATGGCGACCCCGGCGAG